TTAGCATCAAATTCTACATTCCTTGCTCTCATGAAAGGAATAAGATCTCTACTTACAACTCTATCTCCAACAGAATGCTCATCAAAAGATTCTGTAATAATAGTTCTTTCACCAGTTCTGGATTCAACGCCAGTATCAATCTGTTCTCTTAAGGTATCACGAATCTCTCTATCAATAAGAGTACCACGCATAACTATATTTCGTCCACCAGGTCCTTGACCTCTCCAACCAATACGCTCACTACGAGTCCTGGTTGTTGTTCTAACATCAGTTCCAGTCCAGTTAGTCTGCCAAGAATTCCAAATAATAGGACCAAATCCAGTCTGAGGATCTACAGTACCTGATTCAATAGCATCATTCATTACCTCATTATAATTACCTTCGGTCTGAATGATTTTTGCTTCTAATCTTACAGTGTCAACCCAAGTATCAGATGCTGGAGTTAATTCCAAAACTCCTTGCCAAAAACTAATAAGGAAAGGTGTTACACTTTCAGATCTTGTAGCAAAATGCTGCTTTAACCACTCTACCGAAGTATATGATAAAGTTAAAGTATCATTCTGCTTAACAACATTATTCTCTACAATAGCTTCAAATTGTAGATCAGCAGTTGGATCTGGATTAGTTACCGGACCAAATACCATATCAACAGAGTTGGTATAATGTAATGGCCTACCTTCATTATACTTTCTATCAATACTATTATTAATTCCGATTTTATTCTCTTGTGCAATAAAGGAAGAGAAATTATCTACAAAGAAACCAGCCTTATACCTGTTTAACCCTTCTGAATCGGGGACAAACATATTGGCAGTATTAACTTCCATCAAGGAAAGTGTGGTATAATATTCAAGATTCTTGATTCTATCCTCAAGTCTCTTAATATCAACCATTCTAAATCTCTTATGCTCTAAGAATTCTAGAGCCGCATCAGAAGTCCTATACAGATAAGGAGGTAAAGTAATTCTTGCTACTTCTACAGCATCGTCAACTGGTCCTGGTCTTTGAGGATCATCAGAAGGAGTGCCGTACTTAACTTCAAATACACCATCTTTAGTTACAAATATTCTATCAATTCTTCCTTGATAGTAAGAGAATGTAACTTTAATATCTTCATCAGATGCTAATGGATTAGCAGCTGACTGACCAGAAGAATTAAATGTTCTTCCATAAAATTCTAATGGAGAACGTGCATTTAATGCTACTGTATAATCAGAAACTCTTGGTCGTATATCAATAATATCACTTTCTGAAACCCCATCAACCGTTGCGATTTCTGTTGCATAATCAAAAGTATCATATGAATTTACTGTAGTAATATCCCCATCATCAGTAGTATCATAATATCCATTAGAGAAGTAGATTTTAATTTTCTTCTCTGGAGCATCAAAATTAGGTTTCCTTATTATTGAACCATAATTTAAGAAAGTGCTCTCCTGACCATCATTAATTTTAAAGTTAGTCGTTATATCAAAACTAGGAGCATCTAAAGTAACAATAGTTCCTTCTACAAGAGATTCTTGAGCAACTATTACTTCACCTTCTTTAAAGGAAATATCATTTTGATGAATAAAGGAAATCTGGGTATCTGTTAATCTCTCAGCAATTATTGCATAAGCACCAGATGTTTGTCCTATTATCATTTCACCAATTACAAACTCAGATGTTGTAGTGGTAGAACTAGTCAGAGAACCAAGAACCATCTTGGGTGCTGAAGGATTACTATTATCTTCTGAAGGCACAGTTGCCTGCTCAAAAATTCCATGAACCTTAATAACATCTGGAGAGTTTAAGGAAATAGATTCATCTTCTACTCTAGTTCCATATGGATAGTTACCATAAGTCAATCCATTATTTAAAGTTGTTGTCCCAATACCAGAACCAGCAAGTTTTGATAAATTAACTACTATAGAGTTAACTCTATTCTGAATTTTTTTCTTTGCTTTTGGTTTTACTTTCTTTAAAGTAGTAATGAGTTGAGCATTAACATCATTTGCTCCTAAATTTTGAATCTGAAGTTGAGTTGAACCCATAGTGATTTCAACTGCATTAGAAGTTAATGCTTCAGCAGTACCATCAGACCTCAACAAAGCATATCTTTCTTCATCATATGGTAAGAAGGTTTCATTTTCACCAGCAACTACAACTGCTGATAATTTATTATTAGTAATATTAACTAACTGACTCTTTCTAATTGTAATAGATGCATCTGTTAAATTAACATCAGAAACATTCTTTTTGGGAAGTCTAGTATAAAGACTATTATCAGTTGAACTATCTAATTTTGTAGTTAGAACTTTAAAGTCAGTTGCTTCATATGCTGCCTCTGGCAATTTACCATCAGCAATTCCAGAAACTGAAGTTATACCAGTAATGGTAATATCATTAAGTCCAACACTGGTTACCCTACCATAAATTGGATCTGTAGGTGATATAGCAATATCAGTAAATGATACAAGATCATTTTCTCTTACGAGAGGGTTGTTTGGTGGTCCAGGGAAGGTTTTATTGGATGTCCTTACAGTACTGATATAACCAGCACCAGATGCTGGACTTAGAGTAACTATTCCAACATTAATACTAGTAGATTGAATTACGTCAGCAGTAAATGTATTAACACCAACAACACCATTATTAGTTCCATATAAAGATTTTACATCACCAATACTATATTCTGTAATAGCAATAGCAATTCTTCCATCAGGAATACCATCAATAACAAGAGATTCTTGAGGAATAAAGTTCCCTTTTGTCTCATAAACAGTTAATGCTGTTCCTGCAGTTACAGGATCCTTAAGGAATGCTGTTGCACCACTATTCTTTCCTTTAATGAAAGTAGGAACTGCTAAAGTACATGCAGTACTAACAGCAATCTCTGTTACTGTTTGTACGTCATAAAGAGCAATTTCCCACTCATTCAAATTTCCATCAGATGTATTATATGACCCAGACTCCAGTCTATAGTCATATACCCTTGCAAGACCGACTTCTTTACCAGGTAATGAAGACGTTGTATATCCAACTCTTTGGTCACGTAGACTTACAATATAAGTATTTCCTATACCAATGGTAGGTGAACCATCAACTCTGTTTATCTTTAGAGTAGGTCCAGTGTTATAAGCAAAGGTAAGATCTTCAATTGTTGCAGTTGCTCTTGGTTTTTCTGCATCAAGATATACGGGACTTATTGTAGTAACTTCCCATCCTTTAACAAATGCTTTACCAGGAGAAACTTTATAAAGTCCTAAACCATCTGATGGGGTAGATCCTCCAGGAGTAGATTGACCTTCTTGAAATATTCCTCTATTACCTAAATTATCATTTAAAGAGTTCTCAATTGTAATATCAAATGGATTTACATAATAATCTCCAGATTCAGCATATGTTCTTCTTGCCAAAATCTCCATGAAATTCATGGAATAAGTTGTAGAAGCAGCAGTTTGAGTCTGTAAGACACCTTCTTTTACAATTGCTAACTCAACAAAATTATCATCATTAAAATCATCTAATGCTTTCTTAAATAATCTAGTAGAAATTCTTAATCTATCCGCACCAGGTGCTGCATAATTATTAAATCCTTGAGAGTTATCATTTAGACTCTCATCCATATCAGCATTAACTACTGTTTCATCAATATACAATCCAATTCTATAACTTGGAGTATTGCTATATTGATCTAATAGAAGAGTCTCAGTATCTACATTTACAAAATTTCCACGAATAAAATATACACCTTCTTGAATTTGGAAAGCAGATCCAGTTGCTGCAGCATTACTAGAAATTGTAGTAGCAAATGCGTCATCTGCTCCTATAGTAGTATTTCCTAATAGACCTGATGTAATAATTACATTAGAAGACAACTCCTCACCATCTGAAAAAACAGTGGTAGTGTTGTTTTGAGTGTTAGAACTTATATAATTTACGTAAAGAGTAAGATTATTTCTTTCAGAATCTTGTGGATATAAGACAGTCTCAACAACTGCTGTTACCCCTGATGTTTTTCCAGTAATTTTAGTACCAATTAACTGATCCGCATAAGCAGTTACAGGTACTCCTTGGAAAGTATTGTTTAACTGAACACAATAAAATAACTGAGTATATCCAGTATTACCTGGTATTACCTTCGCTCCCTCTTTAAAAAAATGCTTACCAAATTTTTCAATTTGGTTTTGTAACATAGACTGGAGACCAGTCAGTTCTCTTGCTTGTACAGGGTACCCAGGTTTAAATAATACCCGATGAAAATCGTTATCAGGATCAAAATCGTCGAAATATGGAGAGACGTTGAGATTCGTTTGCTGCGGCATGATTTTTTAGAATTGCAAGATAACTTTGATATCTTCTTTTTGATTCACCGACCTAGTTATAGAGGGTCTATTATCAACATAGACTATAGAACCTGAGTATTTTTTGACTTCAGGAAGGGCAATGCCGTCAGTAAACTCTTGGCCAAGATAGTATGTACGATTATTTATTACAGTTGAGACACCTGTAAAGGATGTGTCAATTGCTAAATTAGAACCTGTTGACGGTACAATCGTCAAACTTCCACCAGTGCTAGGAGAAGCAGTAAATTCGGTTAAATCAAATCCCCATTGAGGATTAGTTTGTGCTGTTCCAACTGTATTGAAACCAGCCATAGTCTTATCTTGCCAATACTTTAAGACTCCTGTTGTCTGGTCATAATTCACTACCCTACCAACTGCTGATGTTCCAGTCGATACAGTTTGTTCAAAATAAGAGTCTGCAGTAAATGTGGCAGTACTATATCCAAGTCCAGTTAATCTTAAAGCATAAGTAGCACTTGCTTTATCAGCACTTAAAAGAGAAGTACCAGCAGATTTTGGATTTTCGACAACACCAACTCTTGCGATTTGGTTTCCTGTTATAAAGTCTGGGTTTTCATTATCATTTTCAATTCTGGAATATAGAAGAACGTTCATTGCTCCCAATTCCTTGTAAATATCATATCCATGTCCACCAGGAGGGGATATAATAACATCAAAGGTTGGAATAGTTGTTCCAGTTGGAACTCCACCTGCAAGAAGGTCTAGATTACCATAAGTATAACCAGATCCTTGATTGGAGATAGTTACAGTATCAATCTTAGAATCAGCATTGACAATAACAGTACATTCTGCACCAGAACCATCACCTTTTATAGGTACTCTAGTGTAAGTTCTATTTCCAGTTCCAATACCAACTCCACGATCAGTAACAGTAACTATCTTAATAGATCCATCTACTGCATTACCCCTAACTGCAGAACTATCAGCACTAGTAGCCCAACTAGCAGGAACAGGAATATAATCGCTAGATTCAAACTTTACAATTTCACTAGGTTTAATGGTGTAAAGGTATTTCCAAATATAACCATCACCACTACTACCAGCACTTCTGGGTTCTAAATCAGTAAATGTAGGTTCATCCAAAGATGGTCTGCCATTTGGGTTATCTGGATCAGTTCCGTTCTGAAGACACTCATAAACCCTGTAATCACTATTAATTACATAATAAGACGCAGAATATAAGTTGGTAGCACCAGAAATCTTAGCAGTATTAGACCTACTATAGTCATCCCTATACATGTCATATGTGGTACCAGATGACCACACTCTACGAGTAACAACCTGTCTTACATCGTCAGAATTAATCTTCTTCAGGGCAATCATATTGTCCCAGTAATCATTCTCCTGATTAAAGTTATCTTTAGGTGCAGGAGGACTTGTATCCCAATCAGATTGGTAATCAGTAGGATTAGGAAGACCAATAAAAGAATAATATGCGTTATCACTGGTACTTACGCCAGCAACAAAATTCTTCGCATTTAGTATTCTGATTTGATCAGTTATAATTGCCGACATGTTTACAGGGATTTTTTATTTATTTATTAGGCTATGTAGTTCTTATACTTAAGAGGTTCAGTACGTATAACAAGCATTGACGTTGTAATTCCTGTTTGCGTATAAGCAGAGTATGAAGTTACACCTACTCTGCCTCCTAACTGAATTCTTCCCCAACTATAGGAACCGAAGTAATCAGAGGTAGTAACCCCAGAGTATGCGTATTTAAATCCGTTTACCTTGACGTTAACTTGCCTAATATATGTAGTCACCCCAGCAACATTTCTTTGAACTAACTTAGAACTCTTAACAACATAAACGTTATCCGCAAATGATGTTCCAACACCAACAGTATTGCCTGAAAGATCTTGTGAGTATACGGTAGTAGATCCTAGACCAACATTAGAATCAGTAACTCTAAAGTAATCAAACTTGGCCAAAGCGCTGACAGTAGCAGCAGAAGAAACATACGTTGTATTTCTTAAATCAGAATCATCAGGAATATAAAGGTCAAATATCAATTCTTTACTACCACTAACCGTTGTAGTTCCAAATCCAACAATAACACCAGAATCACCCGCATAAGAAACAACCGTATTTTGTTCATCAACTGAAGTTGGTGGAGAAATAAGAACAGAAGGAACATCTGTCCAAGTATATCCATATCCAGGATTAGTAATAGCAACACCAGTAATAGTTCCAGCAGCACCAATAGTTACTGCTCCAAATGCTCTTGTAGTTGATCCTACTCCAACTGTAGATGCGATACTAACAAATGCTGTGGTATATCCAACACCACCATCGGTAATATCAATAGAAGAAATTGTACCAGCAGCAGATACAATAGCAGTTGCAGCAGCACCAGTCTTAACTCCCTGAGAAACGAAAGTAACCTTCTTCTGGAAATCAAGATCAGTATCATTCTCATTCTGACTATCAAACTGTGGTCTTAAGTTATCAACCCAAACAGTAGTTGATCCAATACCAACAGATTTAATGATGTAGGTACTAGGATAAATGTTTGGTTCATACATTTCTCTATCCTTACCTACAGGTAATTCATTGATTATCTTATCTTCAGTTTGTCTACACCAAGCAACAGGTCTCAATAGAGATTCATCGTTTGTATTACCTGGTCCAAAGTATGGATTAGTACTTACAATATCAGTAGAATCTACGTTACTAACAGTTCTTGTATCTTCTTCCCAAGATGCAGGTTGTCCAATAGAAGCATCATATCCGATAGTTAATTCATCACCCTTCTTAACAGTCTCAAGTACGTTTCTAAATGCAACGTCAACACCACCAGTTCCCTTATAGAATACAACCTTAGAGGTATCACCTGGTTTAGGTGCTTCTGTAAAGTTAACTTGGCTACCTCCAGTAAATGTATATCCCTTACCAGGAACCTGAAGAATATCATTGATGAAGATTAAAATAACTGCCTGAACATCGACTTTAGAACCTTTACCAGCAATAATGGAAACAAGACTTCCACCACTCTTTAGATTAAAGGCACGTGTATCAGAATCAAATTCCTTATCCCAATCATCCAAGAATTGAAGTTGTCCTACAGACCATCCAGTAAATTCATCATTAAACTTCTCATCAACAGTGAGTTGGAACTCCTTAAATGTACCTGTTGTAAATGTTGGTATTCCAGTAGGTCCTCCAATAGGTAATGTTAAGATTTCCTTAACACCATATCCATAACCTTGATTAGAAATGTTAAAGTCAATTACACTAGAACCTTGACTTACAACAACATTAACTCTTGCATTAGAACCAACTCCAGATACAGAATCACTACTATAATTTAATGGAATATCTGTATAGGAAAGTGGGTCATCAAATACAACTTTCTTAATAGTTGAACCAGTAAAGCTAATTGGACTAATAGTACCAATTCCAGTAATATGACCATTAGCAATAATAGCAGTAGCAATTCCAGTCACATAAGTACCATCTACACCCTGTGTCTGGATTCCGACGTTAACAGTCTGAACTCCTACCCTATAACCAGAACCACTATTACCAATAGAAATTGCAGAGATTGTACCACCAGAACCGACTGTGTAAGTAGCACCAGCAGCAACTAATGGTTGATAACC